CCAGATTGATTTTACGCATACATCCGCGCTGTTTCCCCATACGTTTTTGCAATCCGATTTCGGTCCAGTCGTTGATTATGCCGTCTTCCATGAAAAGAACGTGTCGGTCTACGTAGATCATATACAGGCCTTTCGGCGCTGCCTTTTCTACATTGCGAACTGTCTTGCCAACCCACTCATGCTTGCCTTCGTAGTCTCGCGCCATCACCCGACCTACCGAATTACGCGGGCAGTCTACCTTGCACCCTAAAGCTTTCAGCGCAGCTTCCAGTGCGAACCAGTGGCAGCCTTGCCGATGCTCTCGATGGAACCCCGCCGGCACATCCTCATGCCGCTCCAGGGTTTTCTTGGCGAGTCCGAAAGGCACCTGGGCGGCGCTTGCCAATGCTACAACTCCGCAGAATCCGGTATCGTTGTAATACTTGCGTCCGACCTTAGCCATTTCCTCATAACTGTATCGCTTTCTTTTTAATGCCATGCTGTGTTTCTCCGTTTGGTCTTCTCGATGATGCACACTATAACAATGTACATCAGCGAAAAGACACGTCAGCAACGTCCAGAGCGTACTCTAAAAGAGAATGTTCTGCGCGCACCTTATTCACTTAACCTTTCGGCTGTCTCGTCTACGCTGGCGAACCGTTCTGCCTGTTGCCTGTGTCTTAAACTGGGCTGTTGAATGATTGAGTTAGTGTGTGTCGTCGCGCCCACGGTCGCTCTACTCTTAACTCGCTCGCAATCTGCCAGCTGCTTTCGGTTTGATCTCTTTCAATGTTTCGCATGTCGGTACTCGTGTCCGTGATCCTTACTGCCGTGGCAGCTTGGCGGATGACATGCAACGTGTTTATCCACATTGTCCGGGTCGCCCCTAGTCAGGCTTCTTTGCTCTTGCCCCTGACGGGCCGTTAGCCTATCTCATCAGTGCACGGCGGCTAGTCCGTACAGACGGGCTTACGCCCGTTTCGATTATGATGTCTGCTTTAACAGCGCGAAGAATGCCTCATCTAAAATTTTCCTTCTGGCTTCGCGGTTATCGATGCAAAATCCCTCTTTCCTACCGGCCTCGACTTCTTCAGCTAGCTCTCTTTCGGCCTTCAGTATGGAACTGGATATTGCCTTTGCCTCTTCGATTGTCATGGTCAGAACTACTGTGTTGTTGTCTGTTAATGCTTTCATGTTACTGCTCCTTGTTGAGAATGATTATCGTTTGGTTCTGCTCCGGCCTTTCCCGTTGCGATGTGGCCATCTTACTCTCCTGAATCACGCTGTCAACAACTTTTTTACTCTTTTTTAAATTATTTTTGTTTCTCCAATATTATCAACAACTTATCTATGCAATTATCTCTAGACGTCCTCAGCGCTCCTCAGAGCCTCCCTGTGCTACTTTATCTCCTGTCTATGTCTGTGTTGCTGTGTGGCTCTCTGTGGCTCTCTGTGTTGCTGTGTGGTTGCTGGGTAGTTCTCTGGGTAGTTGCTGGGTAGTTCTCCGTGGTTCTCCCTGGTTCTCCATGGTTCTCCATGGTTCTCCATGGTTCTCTGTGGTTCTCCATGGTTATCTGTGGTTCTCCGGGGCGGCAGCCGCGCTGACATTCTCTTGTCAAGCTTTCCAGATATCTATGCAATATCCATGCCAACTCTGCAGCCATCACAGCACATGCAAGAACCATACCAACTATACAGCAACATGTTGTCATGCAAGAACCGTGCCAACTATTAGTAAACCATTTACTTTACTATATAGGCCGTGCAGGCTGGGCAGATCGAGGGGGCGCGGGGGGAAGGACTTCGCTGTAACTGTACGGTAGGCGCATAGATTTGCAACAGGGAAAATAAGGAAAAGCCACTATATAGGCTGTTCAGGTGGCTATATGGTAACATGTTGTTATTCTTAGGTAAATTTGCGACTGCGGAGACTAGAGAGGCGCCTCAGGTCCGCATAGAAAACGGACAGGTATCTAGTTATAACGCAACAGTCCCTATACACACGAAAGTTAACGTAGGTTTATAACGTGTGCATGAATAATGAACGTGTCGATATCAACAAAATGTAAATTAATTTGCTTTAGGGGTTGACAAATCGTTAAAAATATGGTATAATATTAGTATACTATAGAGTTTTTTAACAGATAAAAGAAAAGAGGAGAGAGAGAGAAGAGAAGAGGAGGTCGGGAGTTAGCTACTTTATTGATAAAATTGCCCGAGTTTGATAACGTTATCGATAACGCTACTGTACTTGCTCCCCTCTTAGCTCCTCTCCCCTTGTTATCAATTATGTTGAAACTATTTACTATTAATACTACATAGAGGGAGTTATGGCTAAAAAGGTAGGAAGGCCGAGGAAGTCTGATCTTGAAGCTATTAAGTCTCCTGGGAAACGTGGCAGGCCGCCTGGGCACGCTGCTGCTGTTAAAGAGTTCACAGCTCGTATCATCAATAGTCCGAAGTCCCGTAAGGTTATGGACGCTATTGTTAACGCTGCTCTTGATGATGACCATAAAAATCAAGCTGCTGCTTGGAAGCTCCTTATGGACAGAATGGTTCCACTCAGCGCGTTCGATAAAGGAGAAGGCGGTGCGAGACCGACCATTAACATCAACATTAGTGGAGTCTCAGACGGCCAACAGACAGAGATATCAGAGGGTGAGACAATCGAGCATGACTCAGACGTTTCACGGTAGTAAGGCTGTCAGAGAGGTTATACGGAAGTACGGGAGGCAGATAACCCAGGAGATGGTCCCCGTTATCGAATGGGAGGGGTTTACTCATGGTACGTACACAGACACGAAAGGAATCGAAACGTCCGGTGTTGGACAGACGGGAATTTATGCGGCCCTCGAATTTCCGACAGTCTTTTATCAAAAAAAGGCTGAACTACTTAAGTACACGCCCTACTTATCATCGCTTCCTGATGAAGTACAGGACGCGCTGCTGGTTGCGAACTATCGAGGGGACTGGGCCGGATCGCCTAAAACTCGAGCTCTTTTCGACCAGGGTATGTATGCAGAGGCAGCGGAAGAGTTCCTTAATCACGACGAGTACAAAGACCCCGCTACGCCGGAGCAGATTAAGAGACGGATGGCGTACATCTCTAAGGAAATTAGGAAAGCAGGGAAAGCTTAATGGACTTTAATATCGACCTCCTGCCGTGGCAAAGGGAAGTATGGAACACAGGGACGAGGTTCAATGTAATCGCAGCAGGGAGACGGACAGGTAAGTCCAGACTGGCTGCGTACAGGATGATATACGCCGCACTGACGGCAGACAAGTCCACTGTATTTTACATCGCCCCCACGCAGGGACAAGCTAGAGATATTATGTGGAGTTTGTTGTTAGAGTTGACTGAGGGACTACGGACGCGCAGCAACATTAACAACCTGGAAGTGGAGTTGGTTAACGGCTCCAGAATAGCCCTGAAGGGTAGCGACCGACCAGACACCATGCGAGGTGTTGCTCTACGTTTCGTCGTACTGGACGAATACGCAGAGATGAAGCCGGAAGTGTGGGATGAGATTATCCTACCCTCCCTGGCTGACCACAAGGGTGACGCGATCTTCATAGGGACGCCTAAGGGACGTAATCACTTCTACGACACGTACTTGTACGCCAAAGAAGGAGGTGATCCTGAATATCGAGCTTGGCATTTCACTACTTACGACAACCCGTTTATCGACGAGGTAGAAATCGAAGCAGCCAAGCGCCGAATGAGTAGCCATGCGTTCCGACAAGAGTTCATGGCGAGCTTCGAGGCAGCAGGTAGTGATATCTTCAACGAGGACTGGGTGGTATTCGACAAGGTAGAACCTCTTAACGGAGACTACTTTATCAGTGTTGACCTGGCGGGGTTTGAGGAGAAGGGCAAGAAGAGTAAGCGAAGAGATAATTCGGCTATCGCTATTGTCAAGGTTAACGAAGAAGGTTGGTGGGTTAAAGAGATAATTGTAGGAAGGTGGACGTTCGACGAGACTGTGCAGAAGATATTTAATGCGGTGAGGTCGGTCCAAGCGGTTAAGGTGGGGATAGAGAAGGGGATCGCTCAACAG